AGAAAAATTAAATCAGTCAGTTAATTACCAAGACTATATTTCTGAAAAAGTAAATGAGTCAATTAATTACGCTGAATATATCAAAGAAAACGTAAACAATTCTATTAAATATCAAAACTATTTGGCTGAAGAGCTTGATAAAGGATTACAATATGTTGAATACGTTGCTGAAGGAACTAATCGTTCAATTGAATTCGGAGAATATCTTTCAGAAAACATTAACTTAAATCGTGACTATTCTCAGTATCTAGCTGAAACTGTTGGTAAAACAATTGGTTATGCTGAATATCTTGCTGAATCTTTAGGAGAAGGAGCTACACTAGGTAAAAGAAATATCCTAGGCGGAGTTTCTAAATTAGATGAATCTAACTCTATCGATAACTTAATTTCTAAAGTTGATCAAGTAATTACTGAAGTAAATGATAAATCTTCTAAAGCAGTTCTTGAAAGCAAATATCCTTTCTTAAAGGTTATGAACGAAGCTAACAAGAAGAGTTTCTTTGGATTAGAGTCAAATACTAAACAGGCAATTGTTGAAGCACTTAATGGTTCAGTATGGTTTAACGAAAACGATATCGTTGGAATCATGGAAGCAGTAGTAAATCATAAAGAACAAAATATTCCTACTTATATCAGATTCATGCCAGCAGAATACAAACCTACTTGGAATGAAATGAATGAGGGTGAAAAGAGTAAAGTTCATGCTAAGGCACAACTTTATAATGTAAACACTCCATACCAAGTTAAATCATTTTGGGATGATATTGATATGAGAGGTATCAATGAAAGAATTGAAATTCAAAAACATAATACTAAAAAAATGCAACAACTCAACGAAAGCCAAAGTACAGAAGGCCTAGTACCTGTTGAACAGGTTGTTGAGATGCAGAGAGGTTACTCTCAAGGTTACCTAGAGACTATGCTGAGAAGCGCAAACTCTAGATTGTAACAAAAACTAAAAAAACATTTTAACAAATGGCACGTACTAAAATTTTTAAGCGCTCAAGCGATGCTCGCTTAGCAAACACATGGCAGCCGATTTTAGAAGGTTACGGTGCTGATGTTGCAAAGACTCCATGGTTAGCTGAGTACGCTCACAACCACGCTATCTTTGATAACACTACACCAGTCTTTGAATCTGCTCCAGGTGTATTTTTCCAAACTCCAGGTTCTCTTGGTGGTTTTATGGGAAATCCATCAGCTCCTACTAACTCAATGACTCCGTTCACTGCAGGTGGTGCAAAAGGTTCTTTTTCAGCTGATGCTAACGGTTCTGGTGATAAATTTCCATCACTTTTACCAGTTGCTATTCAAGTAGCAGCAAAAACTATTGGTTTTGACCTAGTTCCAGTTATCCCTATGGATTCTCCAGTTGGATTCCTTCCATATTTGGATTACCTATATGCTGGCGGTAGAACAGGTAATGAGTTTGACCCATACCTAATTAAAATCACTGGAATTACTGCAACTAATTTAGCTGGTGGTACTCTTACTCCAGGTGCAGTTATTACATTTACTTTTCCTGTAGTTCCTCCTGCGTTGGTTGGACTTCCAGCAGCTGGTACTTACCACTTTGTTGGATACTCACGAGTTGATGGTCACTTGATCGTTAAAGTTGTTGATGATGGCGGTAGTGCATCAGTTGCAGCTGACCTTCAGGGAGCAGATATAACTAATATCGGTGGAACTGCAGTTGTAGGTACTCCATTAGTAGCAGTAGGATCAGTTCAATTGGTTTCTGCACTAGAAAATCATATTTCTGGTTTCACATCTGTATCTGATGCTGACTATGCAACTGAAGCATTTAGTGGTTCTTACTTACCTACTACAGGTAATGTACCAGGATCAATGAGGAGAGAAGCTGGTGAAAACTCTAAATTCCGTCAAATGGGATTAAGAATGTTCACTAAGTTTGTTGAAGCTGAAACTGATCAAGTATCAATTTCTGCAACAGTTGAGCAAATCCAAGACTTAAACAGAGTTTGGAATTATGATGTTATCTCTATGTTGGAAAACGTAGCAGTTAATGACTTAGCTCAATCAATCAACAAGAGATTAGTTGACAAAGTATTAAATCTTGCTGACGTTCACTCTGCTGAAATCGACCTAGTTGAAGGTGGTGGTGGTACTATTACTACCCTTAACTTAACTGCTGGTGGATTTGATAACACTTCTACACTACAAAGAAGATTGGTTACAAAAGTTCTTGAAATGGCAAACTTGATTTACCATAGAGGACGTTTTGGAGCTGGTACTTTCTTAGTAACTAACGGACGTGTTGCTTCTGCAATGGCTGATGTTGCTGGTTACTCAATCGCGCAAGTTCCAACTGATATGGGTGGAGTTGCAGGTAACCTTTACCCAGCTGGTAAAGTTTACGGAGTACAAGTTTACGTTGATCCTAACATGTCTTGGGGAGACTCAAGAATCATGATTGGACGTAAAGGTGCTGACGAAGAACCAGGTGTTAAATTTATGCCATACATCATGGCTGAATCTCTTCAGACTATCTCTGAAGGTACATTCTCTCCAAAAATCGGTATGAAATCAAGATACGCGATTACTGAAGCTGGATGGCATCCTGAAACTCAATACGTAAGTTTAACAGTTGATCCTCAGGCTCTTGGAGTTCTTACAGGTTCGGAAGCTGTTACTTACGTTGCACCATAATCTAAACATCTTTAGATAAATTAAAGAGGATTCGAAAGAATCCTCTTTTTTTGTTTATGGAGATAAATAATAAAAAACTTATAGAAATTATGACAAGTTTAATGTCAACATTCTTGGGAATTCAAGCTCAATTTAAAGTGTTTCACTGGCAGACACAATCTTACGCTAAACATCAAGCATACGGAGGAATCTATGATACTATTAGCGAACTATCAGACGACTTTATGGAGATCTATATGGGTAAATATGGTAGAGTTGCACTAGAAGGAGAATCTGACTCTATCCTATTAGGAAATATTGGAGAGGTCAACATAGAGGAATTCCTAGATACTATTGTAGAATTCTTATTATCTTTTAATCATAAACTAGATGGTAACAAGGATAGTGATCTCTTAAACCTGCGAGATGAGATGTTAGCAGCTATTAACAAGCTTAAATATTTATTGACTCTAAAATAAAGATTTAACTTACTCTTTATAAACAAGAAAAGGATCCTATATGGATCCTTTTTTAGTATGGTGGGTTCGCCTAGAGGAGAAAGTAAAATTAGCTACAGAATTTTGAAGAAATAATGTTTGCGTTTTTGAGCTCTTAAATCAGGAATCTTGAGTTCACTATCACGATCGTACCATCCTAGTTCCAGTAATGACTTTGCGGGTCAGATACAGCATATAATACTCTGCCCCATCTAGGGTCGCCCATGTATTTTAAATGCTGGTAGTATGATTAAATTGATCTAGTTTTTCTTGAAGTTTTTCAATATTTTCTTCAAGCTCTTCGATTTTTGCATCTTGCCACATAATATTTAATTCAGCAACCATTTGAGAGGTTGTGCTTTCATATCGATCACGATAAACACCATGTGTCGTATTTACTACTTTTACTCGTTGTACAAAAGTTTTCATTTCTGAAAGAGCAAAGATATCACGTCTTACTGGAGAAGATGCTTCATGAATCCGAGTTTTTAATTCGACTAATTGGTCAACTTCAGTTTGTACTTGTCCAAAAAGTTCAGTTGAACTATACGGTCTTTCAGATCCCTCTTGAATAGAGTTATACTTTTGGATCTTATCCCAAAGCTTTTGGATCTTAGCTACTTTTTTGTTCTTTTCTTTTAGTGCTTGTGCGATTGTCATATTGTGGGTTTTTATTTTTTTTAGATATTTTCTTTCTGTATTTTTCCAAGTCATCAACTAGGACAACACTCGGTTTAAAACCATCATATGTTGGATCGTCTAGCCATGATCGATATATCAATTGACCAATTGAATCATTTGAAATAAATATTTTTTTTCTGTCAGCTGTCGCAACAACATATTCATTTGATACGATAGTCTGAGAAAAAATAGGTGCTCCAATTAATAGGAAAGGTAATAATAATAATTTTTTCATAATTTTTATACTATTACTTCATGATATGGTTTCCACTCAATTTTATCTTCTTTACCTCTAAAAGCAAGAACTATCTCACCGGCCTCATCTTTACCGATTGCAATAAAACCATATCCTTCACAAATATATGATATACAGTGTTCATTAGGTACGTCTTTGGCAATCTCAAGTATATCAAAATCTCCTGGAAGATCTTGTAAATGAAGCTCACAAAATTGTTTTGAAAAGTCGGCCATTATTTTTTAGTTTCAACGATATTATATGTACCTTCGACCATGCCCAACGAAGACTCTTCATGAAATTGGTAAGTTTCGGCAATATCACTTGAATTCATTGGGCGAGTTAAGTACCAGATCTGAGTCTCTTTCCAGGTTATATTAACTAGCTTACGCCCTTTAGGAAGATTGATAGTTCCTTCACCACCAAAGTTTTTTACTCGTGAGTTTTCAGTACAAGCAGCAAGTGAAATTGCAAGCAGGATAAAAATAGATAATCTTTTCATTATTATGATTTTTAGTTATTATACTCTTTTTGTAGGGCTTTTTTCAATTCTTGTAAATCTTCCCTGTACATTTGTAAAGGTTCCCTCTTCTTGATCTCTTCAAGCTCCTTCTCTTTCTGTACTTCGGCACTTATTAAGTCTTCATATGTTTCCTTAGTAAGTGAGTGGATTGGCATGCCTAATAAGTATTGATAGGATCCATTTATCTCGTCAAAATTATCAGTCTGTAGATAGAGAATAATCTCTTTTCGAGGTACATTATTGATTTTTAATTTTCCACTAATTATCGCTTTAACAAAACGTGCTCTATTTGAGAGAAGAGTAAGTTCCTGATTTAAGGTATCAATTATGTATTGTTTCCTCTTATCATAAAAAGAGAGTCTAAATTTTACAAAATACTCAATAATCTCGCTAGCTGAGCTAAATATCTTAAGTTTACCGAATTCATCAAGAACAGTAAAGTTTTCAGTTTGACGCTCGTCCATCTTAAGTAGTCTCTTTAACTTAACTGAATCACCTAACGTCTTAAGATCTTCTCTTCTAAACTTAATGACATAGTTAATATTGGACTTACAGTTATTCTCATAGCTTGCTATTCTTCTAGAATCTTCAAGGTCTATTAGGTGTTGATCAAATTTCTCATATGTGATAGAAGGCGGAAGCTCGGTAATAGAGACAGTAGTTGTATTTTTTACATCATACCTTCCGCTAAATACCCAAGAAAACTTTTCAGCATCTACTAATTCACAATCTCCGATAAATTCTCGGTTCCATGGAGTTGGTTCTGCATATTTCTTTCCTTCTAATGATTTTAAGCAGGCCTCTATCAAGCTAACTGGATTGCGATTTAATATATTTGTTGCGAAACCTACTGCAATCCCGCTACCGCCATTTAGGAGGACAGTTGGGATAATGGGTAAGAAATATTTAGGTTCAATCTCATTACCCTCTTCATATCTGGATTCTAATAATTCAAAATCCTTATATAAGAGTCTAAAGTTCTTGTGTAGTTTAGTTGCAATATATCGAGCTGCTGCAGCTTCCGGTGAACGTAAGGATCCAAACTGACCAATATCTTCTAATACTGGCATTGAATTCTTAAATTTTTGAGCCATTCCTACAATGGCTGAATTTAGAGATCCATCACCATGATGATAAAAAGCGTCTGCTGCTACTCTACCTGCTAATTGGAAGATCTTCATTGGTTTTTCAGAACCGTTTTTCCAAACCTTATTTGCAACAAAGATTACTTTACGCTGAGTTGGCTTAAATCCATCAATTACTGACGGAATCGCTCTTTCCTCAACAACATATACTGCATATTCTTTGTAGTCGTTGTCTAGATAATCAGTTACTGTTTTTATTTCGGGTTTACGCATTTAAAATAGTTGTTTTCTATAAGATACTCATAAAGACCTTCAAGATCCTTGATTATTTCAACCTGTTCGTTATCATCGGTTTTAGAAAAAGCCTGCATTTCCGGATTACCTATACCGTCCTGTAAATAGTTTTTCTCATACATAAACCAGTCAAACCAGTCTAAACCTTCAGTAGTTAGGACCTGTCCCCAAAGATAGTTAATTACGATACTATATCCTTCGGTAAAATCTATTAAATCGATACCGTTTTCATATGAATTATCGAGTTTAGCAGAATTTTGAACCATTTGATCAACGATGTGTTTAAATTTTTCAAATTTCATTTTGTGGAATTTTTCTATCTTTTACTTAGGCTAATCCAAAAGTTTTAAGCATCCACGCAACTGCGAAGATTACTAAACCCATTATTAACATCCAAATAAAGACAAATTTAGGTCTTCTTTGAAATTCATTGTAATACTTCATTAATTTTTATTATTTCCAAGAATTCGGTCCTTTCGAGGTTGAGAATCCTTACCAAACCATGATTCAAGTGATTCTTTATAGTCTTTATCGTTCTTGATTTGTACCAGGTTTGGATTTTTAATTATTTCTTCGTATTCAGCGTCCTCTAGGGCGCCAAGTCCCTTTTTATACTCAACATCCCATGAAGCCGCTTTATTCTTCTTTGTCCACTTATCAAATTCTTCATTTGTATAAAAATTAAGCGATTCTTTGCCTTTTTTAGCGACTACTAGTGGAGTCATTACTTTATATACTCGACCTTGATCAAAAAGTTCGGGCCAAAAGCGATTAAAGAAGTTAATTAAGGTTGCCGCAATATGACTTCCATCTGGATCAGCATCAGTGTAGATATAGATGCGACCGTAACGTAATCCTTTAGGTTCTTCGCCTAGTTTTAGTCCAAGTGAGGCCATTAGCTGCACAGCTTCGTCATTTTTAGCAATTTCAGAGGGTTTCATCTCACTAACGTTGATAAATTTACCTTTTAGAGGAAACGCACCAATTATTTGAGTGTCTCTAAACTTACGAACTGCTGAAACTGCTGAAAGACCTTCGTATATTCCTAGGATACATACTCCACGATCACCTTTACGCTGTGCATCAATCAATTTAGGTATTTTGGTCTTATCTAGGTCTTTATTTAGCTTTCTAAGTTCAGCTCTCTCTTGAGCAAGTGCTTTTTTCTCAATCCAATCTAATACTGACTGTATTATTTCAGACTTAAAGACTAGTTTTGCTAACCTGTCAGTTACCTCGTGTTTCGTACCAAAATCTTTGACTTCAGTGATGAGTTTTTCCTTAGTTTGTGAGCTAAAAAATGAGTTTACAATAGTCGAATCAATAAAGACATAGAGATGATTTCTGATATCACTTGGTTTAACGTCAACTCTGTGCTTTTTCTTAATCATTTCTCGTAATTGTGCGATTAGCTGATTAGTGATATATTCAACGTGAGTCCCGCCGTCTTTTGTGTGTACTGAATTAACAAAACTTACGTTTTGGAAGCCATTTTCTGACTTTGCAAAGCCTACCTTCCAATCTTTTGTCTCATCAAAAAAGTATTCATCAGCATACAACTGAATGTATTCTTCAAAACTTTTGAATTTGAGTACATAATCCTTTTTTGCGCCGTCTTTTATCTTAGTTAGCTTTAAGGTAAGCTTATTATTACATGCAACTAGGTCCAAGCAGCGTTTAAATAGGATTTGAAAGGACTTTTCATCGATTAATCGCATCTTAAATCGCTCAAGATCTGGAAAAAATGAAATTTCAGTAAATCCTCTCTTAGCTGGAGTTATCTTTGCAGTAGTTCGCTTACCCATATTATCAGTAAAGGTTTGGTCGAACCTATTTTTACCATCACAGGTAGATATTGAGAATTTCTTACTAAAGATATTAGTTAAGGTTGAACCTACACCATTGGTACCGGCAACAGTTCGCTGTTCAGTGTCATCAAAATTAGATCCAGCTTTTAGATTTGAGAAGATCATTTCAGGAATCCACTCTTTATGGACTGGATGCTTCTCTACTGGAATTCCACCATTATCCCATATTGAAATCTCAGTAGTATCTAGATTAAGAGTCACTCGGATCTCATTTAATTTAGGATTTCGACGGTGTTCATCGACTGAATTGGAAACAATTTCATCAAATAATTTAATAAATCCTGGATTGTAGTTAACCTCCTCAATGGTTACCTTTTCTCCATCATAGAGATATTGATCTCCAGTATGGGTAACAATTGAGCCAACATACATTGATGGACGAAGTAGAACATGTTCAACATCAGTTAATTTTTGATACTGGGTTTCTATTGATTTCTTAGCCATTATTTTTTCGCTAATTTTTTTATTTTTAGTGCATCTAAAAAGTATTGAGGCACATTTTTATTTTCAAGGATTTGATCAAAGCATTCATCTAAGATATAAGTCTCTGCCCAATCGTCATCATTTCTTATTGATCTACCATATGCTTGTAAAAGGTCCACTAGAGTCTTCCAATTATACCATTCTGGTCGAGTATCTAACCGCTTCTTTATCTTTGTACTAACAAGATTTGGAAAAGGTACTTTTAGGATTACTTGAAATCTAGAAAGTTCATCTTTTAAGTCGACACCATTAATCATTGATGGAGAAACTAGTACTGTTTCCAAAGTTGAAGTAAGGTGATCAGATAGAGACTTTTCTCTAGTCATTGAATCATGGAAGATTAGACGTTTATCTTTTATCGAACCTTGTATCCATTTACTAAATTCATAATTAGAGGTATGAATAATTCCCTTATGCTCACTATTCTTCTCTAGTATTTTTCCTATTATTGGAATAGCTCGAGCAAAGGTCTCCTTCTTATTATAGTAGGACATTTTGCCAAACTTTAAATATATTACTGGTCGGGCTTCTGCTTTAAATGGACACGGTAGAGCAAGATAAGTGGATTCATGATCTTCTATTCCCATAATAAATGAAAATAATTCACGATCAAGTAGAGTACCTGACATTAGGATCACATGGTCATATTGGTCCCAAAATAATTCTTTAAGATAAAGATTTCCCCAAATAGGTTCAACAATAATTCGGGTCTTGCCATATTGATCTAGATCCTTTTCAAAAGTCCAATTAGTTTTATAATTTTCTTTATCGTTAACAAATCGGTTATACTTACACATTGACTTATCAACATGATCAGCTTTCTTAATTAGTTCAATCTTCTTTTTCTTAGCTCTAGTCTCTTTAGCTTCGTCTAACAGTTCGCCTGCTTTTTGCTCTAGCAGAGGAACAAGTATATCACTTGTCCAGGTAGATAATTCCTGAAGAGATGAAACATTATCAAGATCGCGTTCCATCCAATCTTGCCAAATATCTAATATTTTTAAACTACGTTCAGAATAGGTGGATAGAATAAAATCACAAAAGGTTTCCTCAAATGCATGGGCTTCATCAATTATTAGAAGCTTTGAATTACGCTCAGCCATCATCTCTGGCGAATACATAGAATATGCAGTAACCAGGTGGAAATTTGCAAGACTAATTGGACTCTTTAGAAATTTGGATTGTGCAATCTTATGAGGACATATATTACATCTCTTTTCGTTTGCTTTATTGATTACTTGTGCATCACCACATCCCATACCTTGAGTACGACACCAATAATTATTTTTACCCTTAAGATTAGCAGCAAAGGTAAAATCTTTTACATACTGATCTTGTAGAATTTTAGTGTTGGTAACAATATCGGTTTTTGATTTTTTAGAGTGTTCGCCTCTATACCATTCTGCAACCATGATTGCTGCATAAGATTTTCCTACACCAGTTGGAGCATCCACCATAATAAATTTTTTGCCATCTTTAATGGATGACTTTACAAAGTCCAATATTTGAACTTGTTGGGGTCTTGGTGAAAACTCAAGAGGAATATCACTCATATTGTAGGTTCCAGTTTTTGCATTATTATTTTAATGTCCTCCTTAATCTCCTTTATTGCAGGGTCAAGTGAATTCTTTACTTCCTCCTTATTCATTGATTCAAAAACTTGACGACAACACTCTTTAATTATCTCACGCTCTCTTCTTGAAAAATTAGGTTTTAATAGTCTTCTTAACATTATTTACTATTTATAAGTTACAGTAATAAACTCAAAATTAATGGGAGGTTTCAAGTTGACTCTCATGATACCACATACGTCGACCATTCTTGTCAGTAAACCATTGGCCTTTTCCATAGCATTGCATCCACTCATCAAAACCTCCTTCTGGAACCTGGAATGGATTTTTCCAATCCTTTAGTTGACCTCCGCCTAGAACATAAGCTTCTCGTGGTAACTGTTCACATAACTCAAGTATTGCAGGATTTGAGGTAATTGCAGTACGTGCCTCTACAAAAGGATCCTGCGCTGCATGGAAGAGGATCTCAGCTCTAAGATAATTTCCTATTCCATTAAAATATAGTTGATTCATGAGCACTAGATGAATAGGTTTATCGAATTCTTTCCTATGCAGATTTTGTAAAATATTATGCTTAAAGTCAGAATAGTCTTTTACTGGACACGGCCCTCTATTAGTAGACCAGTCTTCAACTACCTTCCATCTAGCAAATCGACGAGTGTCAACTAGACATAGGCTATAGTGATCAATGCTACTAAATTTCATATGAGTGTGCTTAGGCATATGGTCACGGTGACATAGCGCCCAGTAGCCAGACATACCCATTGAACAACTAATCTTCATAAAGACTTGACCCCCTTGAATTATAGAGAGCAGTATCTCTTTACCTCTAGACTCAGCAGTGATCTTAAATATCTGAAGATCGGTTGGTTGGACTATTCCTAGTTTACGACTCATCGCACTTTCTGAAAAGGCGATTGACGTAAAATCTTTTTTCTCACAGGCTGAATTTATAAAATCCGCCATTATTTTTATCTCTGCAAGTTCTGGCATATAGTTAAAGTACTAAAAAATGGGTATCTATTAAAGATAAATAACTAAAAAGATTTTCATAATGTCATACCTTTTAAATTATTCATATTGGAAAAAAGTATTTGAACAAGCTGAACAGTCTACTTCAGCTGTAGAAACAGCAATGATTGCATGGTGGACAAATCCGCCAAAGGATAAAGCAGACTCTGCAAAAAAGTCACTGGACTATTGGAATGGTCAATTAGATCCAGTTACTATAAAAAGAACAGACGGTCTAATTAAAGGTTTAACTCTATTACAATCTAAACAGACTTCATTAAATGCTGAAATTATTAAGCAAGTAATAGATTATCTAAATAAATCAAAAGCGGCTGGCGTTTATATTACAACATTTAATAATACTAATCTTGGAAGTTTACTCAGTATGATAAATACTGTAAGTACTGAGAATGTAGATAAACAGATACCTCGAATGTCAGATACTTATAAATTAGGCGTAGCTGAATTTAATAAAGGACTTACAGGTATTACAAAAGATTTAGAAACAAATAAAAAAGTGGTAGTTGCTATCACACCAGAAGATAAAGCAAGCATGGTTGCAAAAATAACTGAAAGAGCAAATGCACATGCAAAAGCTAATAAACAAACAGTTGAAGAAGCTATTAAAAAGGCGATTTCTTTGAGAATAGTACCAGCTGAAGGAGAAAGCTCAACTACACAAACTGCTGGAGAAGCTAAGGAGGTAGTTAGATATGAATTTAGTTACCCAGATAAGAATAAGTCTGAGGATACCCTAATGCAAAACTTTTTTGGTGATGATATATCATCACCTACTCCTGAACAAGTTGAAAAATTTACTAATTTAGTAAAAACGGCAGTTGCTGAAGTCACTAAGGATGGTGCTAAAATCACAAAAATAGAATATTTTGCTGGAGGAATAACAAGTAAAGTAGGAACTAAATATTTAGGTGAAGGTAAAAAAGATACTGCTTGGAAATCTGAAAATAACTTAATCTTAGTAAAAGATAGAATTTCCAAGATAAATGAAGTTTTAAATAAAGCACTTACTGATAATGTTCCAACTGGAACACCAATTACTAAAAGAGCGGATGAATCTGCTCCAAATGCTGGACCAGGATGGTATGAATATTCTACTAAAAATAGTGCTGGTGAATCAGTATATGAATATGGTCCACTATATGAAGCAGCTAGGAAGAAGAACAGTTCGATTATACCAAAGGATTTTTATGCTAAACGTACTGATGATTCTGCAATTAAAGCTGAATACGACCAAATATACGGTAAATTCAGAGGAAGTTATGGAGCATTTGTGATAGACTCAGTAGTGACTGGCGGAGAACCTTCTAACGAAGTAAATGTATCAGCTAGTGGAAAATGGAAAGCATCAATTAGCTGGAAGTATAATGAACCAGTTAAATTCAACTTTAAAATTGGAGCATCTGGCGGCGGTGGTAAATCATATGGAGGAGGAGTAGCTCCTACTGCATGTTGGAAAGTCTAACGAAAGCCAATAACGACTACTGTTTTTAATGATGAGTATTTTCCTGGATAATATGCAAAACCTATAACGGCACTAGTGTAATATTGACTTATTATTATTCTTTTATGCTCAGGCGAATCCATAAAGATTTGGATTGTTTGCTTTGCAATTAATTCGTATGCTTGATCACCAATGCTTTGAGGCTTAGTGATAAATCCACCAGCAGCAACTTCAGCACTATATAAATCAGTTCCACCGTGCCCTATCTTATCAACTGATGCTAAATATTTGCACCAATCCATGATGTATTTGCCAGAAGCCGCGTCTTTTATACTAGTTGCTGTTTTTACACTATTTAATTTACGAACTCTGTTTAATTCGTTAAGAATAGCGTGTGTCAATTTGACAGAATCTAACTTAAGGTTTGCAAAGTAAGTAGAATCTGGATTAGTTTGGGTATTCTCCTTAGCCATTCGTTTAAATGCCATATCTGATAATCCACGGTCTTGTGACAAGCAAGAGAATGAAAGTAGTGCAAAGAATACTATTGCTATTGTTTTCATGATAAAACTTTTAATTTGTTTATATAGCAATAATACAACAAATTCTCGAATTTTAAAAAGATAAATAATAAAAAATTCAATTGTAATGGCAAATCCAGTTATGAACTACACCCAGTTTATGGCAGCATTCAAAAAAGCTGAAACGGGATACCGTGGAAAAGCTAATGTTGGTGCTAATGATAAAACAGGTTCTATGAAAGTTAACCAAGGTTTGGTTGAAGGTCCAGTTAAAGGAAAAGGTACTCCTCAAATTGACAAGTACACTAAACAATACATGACTACTGCGAAGAATAAAAACGTAGTTGGCAAGAAGTAATTAACAAAATCTAAAACTATGAATAGGTTAATCACGAGCTTTGAGCAGTATGCTCTACTTGAAAAGAAGGGCGACCTTAAAAAGCTAGTCGGAAAAGATGACGACGAAGAACTTACAATAAATGATGCTAAGAGGATTGGCGTTAAAGTTGCTAATATGGAAGGTGAAGCCAAGAAAAAATTTGTTGGAATTATCAACTTTTTAGGAGCTTCATGTGATATCCATAGAGAACTTTGGAAGAATTATAAACGTACACGAGACAGTAAAAAAGACTAATGAATAAAGTATTTGAAAAAGAGTATTCTGATGAAATTAGTTCAAAGGACGGAGGTTTCATCTTTCAAGCTATCTTAAATTATGACTTAACCTGGTCAATAATAGATGGAGAAACTGCTCTTGATCAAAAAAATATCCAAGGCTGGTTAAAGCAGGTCGATATTTTTCCTGATATGAAATTTGATGAGGGTCATGCAACTCTTACCTATATTATCCTAAGTGAAGTAAACCTACTTAAAAGAAAGTTTGAACTTGCGAGTGAAGCAATTAAAAGACTTCTTAATCCTGAATATGCTAAAGAAATGGAAGGTCTTCCTGGAGAACAAACGCCTGAAGAAGAGTTGCCTAAACCAGTAGAGTCTGATTTAACTGAGGTTGACCCGACTATTGCATTACCTCCAGGAAAGTCAGATCCACTAGGCTTACCTGAACCACAAAAAAGATTAGATCAAGGCCAACGTCAATTAGGAGCAGGACAAAAACAGCTTGGTGCAGGACAAAAGATGCTAGGTCAAGGTCAAGCAATGCTACCAGCACCACAAAAACAATTACCGCCTGCTTCTGAATCAAGAGTCAACGAGGTTTTATTTACTACTAAGCTGACCTCAGCTCAAATCAAAGCTATTAATGATAAGTATTTTAAAAATACTCGATATGAAGTAAGATTCACAGTAAATAAGATGGTACTTCGTGAAGTTTCAACTAGTGGACTTGATGCAGGTGCACCAAATGTGACTCTTAAGCTTTCTACTGGAATGGTAGATACTCTTGATGGAAAGGCAATTAATAGCTGGGACGGATTTAGAGTTAAGGTCTCTGGTCAAAACACTCTACTTAATGATCAATACTTAACTATTGATAATACAACAGACCCTAAGATCTCTGAGATCCTAGTATATGATCCAATTGAAAACGTAAACGAATTAATCTTTAGAACAATACTACCTTCACTGGTTCTAGAATTTAGAGGTGATCGGGTACAGATTGACAATTATTCTAATCGATCTTCCCAGGTTTCAATTAGATCAAACATTGATTTTGATAATTTATTTAACATTGACGATACTCTACAGTCTGAAATAGTTGATACTGAAGAGGGAGAAGATATTGAGCAGGATGACGAGACTATTGAGACTCCGAAACCAGTATTGCCCAAACAAAATATTGAATCAAAGACAAATAAATAACTAAAATAATCGATACACAATGGCAGGTTTACCATATTGGACCAATTCATTAGCTTCTAGAGAATATTTCGAACCGATATATCAAAATCAGTTTGAAGTAATCTTAACTCCTCCTCCAGTAATCACTGGATCAGAAGTTGCTCTTCTAGTAGAACACGTAACTAAGCTTTCGGGTCTACCTGAAATAAATTCGGCTGGTGAATTAGTTGAACAAAAATACAAGTTCGCTACTAGATCTTATGCTGGAGCAACTCCAAACACGACAGTTGCTGACTTGGAATTGACTTTCACAGTCAACTTAAATGATGAAAACAACGCGTATATCTATAACATCTTAAGAGCATGGAACGATATTGTATATAATCCATTAACTGGTAGCCAGGGTCTAAAAAGAGACTATGTAGGCTCAATGTCAGTGCACGTTTCAAATAAGACTGGCGAGATCTTTAGAGAGTGGTCATTCCCATCACTCATTCCAAACGCAGCATTAACCGCAATTGAACTTGACTATGTTTCAACTGATGTTTATTCAGTAGTTATGAAATATAGAGCAGATAGTTGGACTGAAACTAGAATTGGTCAAATTAACGTATAAAAAATCTAAGATAAAAATGGAAATGTTTGATACACACCGTCGAGATATCTTGAATTTCGATAATTATATGGATCTTAAGAAACCTGGATTTGGTGGACCAGCATCAATGATGCCACTAAGAGATGGAAAAGGTAAGGTAATTAATACTAAACCTAAATTGGCTGGATTCCAACATACTGTTGAAAGAGACCCTGCATTTTCGCATCCAGTATATGATCCTACTTATAAAGCTATGACTGGTGATCTTGTCTATAAGCAAGAGGGTAAGAAAGCTTTTACTTATGATGATCAAAGAACAGGTATTCCGGTAGTTCAAATGGATCCTTTGAAAGAAGGAAAAGCATATTCTTCATTCACTAGATTTATTAATGAGAACGATGATGACTTAGAAGATGAGATGAGAGAAGATAATCCAGACTTAGAAGATGACGCTGAAGAATTAGGATATGACTTTTCTAATTTGGATAATGACGAAGATGAAAATGAGCTTGAAGCTCAAGCGTATGCATCTAAGTCAAATAGAACAATGTCAGACTTACGACAAATTGAAGATAAATTAAGAAGCTTCGAAACAGGTGGAAACTTTGATGAGGAGGAAGAATTTGGAGCAAATCCAATGGATTCATCAATGGAGTCACCGTTTGGCGAAATTCCAGACTGGGTAAAAGAATTACAATAATCACCTAACATTTAATATTAAAAAACCTCATATTGTATATGAGGTTTTTTTATTTTAGATAATTATTTTTTCAATTGATTTATCTGAAATATCTAATGGCTCAGGATCAGAGGTTGGTGTAATTAACTGATATGTAAATTCAAAATCTGGATACTCTTCTGATATAAAATCAATAGTATTTAAAATACTTACGGTAGATAAGTTTGAGTTTAAATAGATTATTTGATTATACTTTTCATTCTTAACATTAATTGCCTTATCTAACAATTTTTTAATCTCATAGTTTAATAAGAAGGAC